GTTTGCTTATAAATCCTCCTGATATATCTATATTATGAAATGATACTAAATTACCATCATTATCTTTAATATTAGAATCAGCACATTTACCACAAATTGCTTTTGTATAACGTGGTGAAAAATGTTTTAATGTATCTAAACAAATAGGACATTTATAAATTTCAAGTATTTTTTCCATTTTTACTATTATTTTATTTAAACTTTAAAATTGTATTTTATTAAATTAATTATATTTATTATAAAATTAATTTTTATATTATTAATTTAAATACTAATTAAATCAATTTTTATATTATAAAAAATTAAATATAAAAAATAAATTATATTAAATTGTAATATAATAAATAATTAGTTTAAATTTATTTAAAATGGATAGAGTAGCCCAAATGAAAGAAGTTCAAGCAAATGCTTTAGAATTATTTAGAAAAAAAAACATTGATTATGGTGATGCTTTTGCTAAATTTGGTGTTATTGGTGTTTTAATGCGTATTGAAGATAAAATACAACGTTCTTTATCAATTACAAATAATGGTGTTAATTTAATTAATGATGAAGGTATTAAAGATACATTATTAGATTTACATAATTATGCAGCTATGGCTTTAATGTTATTAAATGAAAAACCTGAAAAAACTGAAAAAACTTAAAAACATATAATAATTTTATTTTATTTTATTTTATTTTATTTAATTTAATTTAATTTAATTTTGATAATTGGTCATAATTTATATTTAAAGTATCTAGAGATACTTTATTATTATGTTTATATTTTTTAATTTTATTTTTAGTTGCATCTATAGTTTTATCTATAGTTTTATCTATAGTTTTATCTATAGTTTTATCTATAGTTTTATCTATAGTTTTATCTATAGTTTTATCTATAGTTTTATCTATAGTTTTATCTATAGTCTCATCATTAATAAAATTAATAGTATTACTTATTGTTGTAGTTAATAATTCATTATAATATTTTATTAATTCATCATTAGTATTATAGTGGTTGTATTGATTATTTACTTTAAAATGATGTTCAAAATTAGTTTGTAATTCTAATAAAGATGCTATTATATTATTCTTATCATTTTCCATTTTATATATATTTAACTTGAATTTTAATATTTATAATAATATTTATGCTATTATGTCTTTATATTATTTTTATTTGTAAAATACTAATTTTATTTATTATTTAGTATTTATTTTTTATTCATTCATTTTTTAATCATCATCAGTTATTTCTTCCTCATCATCCTCATCGTCCTCATCGTCATCATCATCCTCATCGTCCTCATCGTCATCATTATCCTCGTCGTCCTCATCATCCTCATCGTCCTCAATAGTATCTTCTTTTTTATTCATTTTTGTATCTTTCACTTTTTTTATTAATTCTAAATCTAATTTATTTTTAATTAACTCGCATAATTCATCTTTTTTAGTAATATTAGTAATATCTATATTAAAATTATTTTCAGCAATATGTTTTAATTTACTATAATTTATACCTCCTTTCTTTGGCGTTTCATTACATAATTGAATATCTCCTGGATACTTCATATTATATAAATCACTATTATTATCCATAGTATCCATAGTATTATTAGTTTTAGTTTCTACTTTAGAAGTATTTGTTTCTAAATAAGTTTCAGCATCTTTTGCCTTTCTAATTTTATTTAATGTTCTTCTAATAACTTTACATAGTTCAGGTTTTTTATAATCTTTAACTTCATCTTCACTTAATCCATAATATGTAATTGCTATATTTTTTAATTCATTAATACCATACCCACCTTTCTTTTCACCTTCTTCGCATTTATCTATATCTTTTTCATAAGCATTTAACTTTTGTTCTTCTAAATTACTACCTACTAATTTTTGTAATTCCATACGAAATTTAGCATTTATAATTTCACATAATCTTGTTTTATCAAATATAATACCATCACTTTGATTACCTTTTCTTAATTTTGTATGAGGTATTTTTAAAACATCTACCCCAAATCTAAATAATTGTGGTCTAGTATATCCACCTTTTGATGGTGTAATATCACCACTACAATTATAAGTCTTGAACGTTTCTAATGTTAATACTTCATCCTTTATTTTGGAATTATGATTAGAACCACTATTTGAATTATACTTTTTACCTTTTTTCTCTTTTGTATCTTTTGCGTCTTTTGTTTCTTTAGGAGGTTGGCAATATGTTTTATGATATTTTTTAGTTAATAATTTTTTTAATGATAAACTTCCATCATACCAATCACCTGTTTTTATAGTATCACTACTACTAGATGCTTTCAATAAATAATTACTATCATCATTGTCATTAGTTAAATTATTTTTACTTTTACTATTATCATTATTTATACTATTATCTTTATTATTACTATTATCTTTATCATTTTTATTATTTTTTTTTGTTCTTTTAGTATTGTATTTTATAGGACACCAAGAATATAACAGATTATTATTTTCATCTTTAACTTCATTACATTCATATTTTAATTTATAAATAGCATTTGCTTCATCTTTCCCTTCATCTTTCCCTTCATCTTTTTCGTCTTTAGAAATAAAAGGAATATTACACTGACCTTCTTTAAATTCTCTATTACTACTATCTCCAACAGTTTCTATTTTTACTAGTTTTTTCTTTATTTCCTTATAATCTTCTGGACAATATCCCCATTCTTCGGCTTTTGTTCTAGTATAATCTAATTTTGTAGGACACATATATCCATTTGGTTTAGAAGAACATTTATAAATATATTTACCAGTTTTTTTATCTATATATGGAAATTTACATTTACTAATATAACTTGATGTATCATAAATACTATTTTTTTTAAAAGGAGTAGTATTTATCACTTCATCAGTAAAAATATTTTTAATACTTAAATCAACAACATCATTAATAATTGTATTTATTTTACTTATAAATAGTTTAGTATTTTCAGCATTTATATTTGTAATTTCGTCATCTGTTATTATTCTTTCATTTTCATTTATTAAATAATGGTCTAATATTATATTTTGTTTATAGTTAGAATATAAACCATCATTCATATTTTTTAATAATGATGTTGTAGAAGATATAATTATTTCATCAGGATTATGAAACAGTTTATTATCAATATTAAATTCAGGAATAAATGAACCTTTTAAGATACTATCAGCCTCTTGTTTTTTATTAATTAAATCATTTGCTAATAAATAACTAAAATAATCTAACTTTTCTTTACTTAAATTTAAATAATATTTTTTTGTTTTTTCATTATACCCACAAAAACGCGTGCTTTTCTTTTTAGTTTTAGAACATACTTTTAATTTTATAAAATTACTATAGTTTTGTCTAGATATATCTTTTGTTTCTATATTAGTAGTTGTATTATTTTGATCTTTACTTTTTTGTTCTTTAGTTTTTTGTTCTTTAGTTTTTTTTTGTGTTTTATTAAGTGATTTCTTATCAACTTCCGAACCATTATAAACTTTATTTTTCATAATATCACTTATTAAATCAACAATCTCATCAATAACATTATTAAAATTTAATTTATTTTTTTTATATATTTTTAATTTTTCATATATCAATGCTTTATAACGTTTAGTATCTCTACTATTGTCTTGTAAGATACGACTAAATTCATACTTAAAATAATTATATATATAATCATTGTAAATATTATTTTTTAGATCTAATATTTCTAATTTTGGATGAATTCCTAAATTAAAATTAAAATAAGTAGGTTGAAAAAATGATGCTATAATAGTCTTATCATCTTTGGATTTTAAATAATTATTCTCTATTAATTTTTTTATTATTGTTTGTTTATTATTATATGTATATGATACTGGTATAATAGGAACGATTAAATTATTTTCAAATTGAATACTCGTAATTATATTATTTACTTCATCATAAAAAAATTTAGATATTTTATAACCATTTTGTAATAATTTTTTTTGAAAGTCTTTATTTTTTATAGTAATATAATCATATATACTATTCATATCATCTAGAGATAATATCTTAAATTTATTCTTAATTTCTTTAACTACAATAGCCTTTGGATAAATAGGTAATAAATAAGTATTATCAAGTTTAATAAATTCTATTTGTGTTGTTGTAAAAGCAATTTGATTTATAATATTAATGTTTAATGTTGTTAATTCAGAAAATAATGTTTGTGTTTTTCTAATTGTATCATATTTACATATATCTTTATGTATTAATAATAATTTAATAATATTAGTATCCCTATTTTTTGTTAACTCTAATAATTTAGTATTTACTTTCTTTTTTTCAATGAAATTGAAAGACAATGAATTTAAATTAACTGATGTAATATCATAAATACCAGTAAAAGCATTATTTTTATATAATGACGTTTTATTTATATGAAATACAGGTATAAAATAACTATTTTTTTCTCTAATGAGAATAATATATTTTTTTCTACTTTCATCAATATAAGGATTACATATTAATTTATCACCTGTTTCATTAAATATTAAAATATTACATCCATCACTGTTTAACCATTCAATTGGTTTACTAAATAAATCTAGAAAATGGGTATGATTTTTTACTTCATTTGGGTCATTAATATGAGAAATAAAATTATAATAAGATGAACATATTTTATAAAATAAAATTATTTTTTTCAAATTATGTATATTTTCTATTATACTTGGATTAGTTTTGATTTGATTAGATTTGTCTTGATTTTTGTTTGATTGTTTTTTGTTTGATTGTTTTATGTTATTTTGAGATTGTAAATGTTTATGTGTATCTATAATTTTATTAACTATTTTATCAATATGTTCTGTTTTTGTCTCTATTTTATATTCAGTATTATTTTTAAATAAATTATTAATAAATTCAACATCTTTGTATTTTAATTTTTCTATCATTTCATAATCTATATCCATTAAATTAAAAACCAACATATAATCTTTAATAAACATATTAAACCTATCAAATTCTGCAATTGTATTAGGTAATATATTACTTGATGAATAAACATCTATTAATTCTCCATTATTTAAAGTTATAAATACATCAGGTGTTAATTTTTTTGTTAATAAATTTTTTAATTCTTCTATTTTATAATTCATAATAACTGCATATGTTTCTAGAATATTGTCTTTATAATTTTTATCTATACCTCTTCTTAAAAATAAATTACTATTATCGTAAAGTGAATTATTAGTAGGAGTTAAAAATAATTCTTGATAATTATTTAAAAGTATATCCAAATTTTTAGGTAATAGACCAAAACGACATTTATCTAATTCAGTTGTTTCATTTGATATATATTGAATACTATCACTTGTAGTTTGACAAACTACAGAATTACTTTCTATTGCTTTTATTTTTTTATCATAAATTGTATCTACATCAACTTTACACTCTTTGTCACCCTTTAATTTAAAAAATTGTTGTATTGTTTTTTTAGTTTCATCATAATCATCAGGAGGTTTTGAACCACAACAGGGCACACATAATTTATTTGGATGGTTTTTTGCTTTTTTTAACAAAGGATATGCTTCTTTTTCTGTTTTTTTTAATTCTTTAGGCATATTTTTTCCTTTATTACTATCTTCCCAATAAGATGCTGACCTAATAATAACATTGTATTTTTCATTAATTTTATCTTTATTTAAATTTATAGGTAATCCATTAGAATATGGGCTTCTAAACTTATTTTCAATAAATTTTGATGTTGATATAGGTTTTCTTGCTTCTGTATCCCAAATGCGAGCACAAATATAATAATTATTACGATATTTAATATACCCTGTTATTGCTTCTGGGTCAAATGTTTCTAATTCTTTTTTGGTAACAATATATGGTTGTCTCATTGCTGTTTTTTGACATTCTCTTTCATATGAATAATCTTTTTTACTACTTTTATTTAAATTATAAAGTTCATTATCATATTTTTTACGTTCTCCTGTCATATATTTTCCAAGTGATTTATCTTTACCTTTATCTATTTTATTTATATCTCCAATTTCATCATCATTTTTATCATATTTAATTTTTTTATCTTCTAAATTTTTTTTAATACTTTTTGCTTTTATTACCTTTTCTAAATCTTCATAATCATCTATTAATTCATTACTATTCATTTTATCATTGGTTAAGTCCAAATCTAAATCTAAATCCAAATCCAAATCTAAATCTAAGTCTAAATCTAAGTCTAAATCCAAATCCAAATCATCTATTTCTTGGTTCTTCTCTTTTTGTTTTTGTTTAGTTTTATCTGTTTTTAATACTAATTTTTTATCTTTTTTTAATTTTTCTTCTTTTAATTTTTCTTCTTTTAATTTGTCTTCTTCTTTCATATGTTTGTATATACATTTATTACTGTCTTTTAATGCTTCGCATTTTTTAATTTCATCACTCATTTTAGTATTTAATTCTTTAATGTCATTTTCTATTTTTGAAAACATAACTTTAAAGAAGAATACTATCATTTGAACGGATTTATACTTATCTATATCTTTAAAATAAAATTCAAATTCACCATCATTTGTAAATTTTATCTCTATTTGTATTGATTTTGTTAATAGTTCTCCATAATTTATAGATTTTTGATAATTTTCATAAGTTTCATATAATTTATTTATTTTTTTACTATCTACTAAAAACAAGTCTTCAAATTTTTCTAATCTTTTTTTTATTTGTTTTTCATTGTATTTTTGGTTTGCAAAATTTTTTTGTAAATATGTAATAATACTTAAATCACTGTAAAATAAATTTACTTGTTTATAATTAATAGTTATCAAATTATCTATTTTTTGTGGTTTTAATAAGAAATGACTATAATTACTAATTTCTTTTCTTAATCTATTACTAAATAATAATTTATCTAATTTATTGTTATTTTCCTTATTTTCAAAATAAGTTTGAAATTTTTCTATATTTATTTTACAATTTAATTTAATATTTCCCTTTATTAATGATGAATATGTTATTAATTTACTATTTTCAGTTAATAAATTTAATAAACTTGGATTTTTTAAAAACTTTATTTTTATTATTTTTTTAATTTTTTTTATTGTATTTTTTAAATATTCAAAATAATGAGTTAAATCTTTATTTAATGTAATTTCACTATCTAATGTATTAAAATCAGCCACTATATATCCATTTTCATAAAATAATATAGTAATAATTATAAATTGTTTTGTTGATGATTGTTTATCTGTTTGCTGTTTATCTGTTTGCTGTTTATCTGTTTGCTGTTTATCTGTTTGCTGTTTATCTGTTGATTGTTTTGAACCTTCTATATATGGTATTCTCCATATAAACTCAATATAATTACTATTTTTATTTAGTTTATCATTTCTATTCTTATATTTAGAATTGGTAAGTATTTTTTTTAATTCATCTAGTGGTATTGATGTAATACTACTTCTATAAAGTTTAACATTATTTTCTATATTATTTTTATATAATTTAATAATTGGATTATAATAATCTGTAGTATAAAAATTAAATAATTGGTCTAAATTATAACTGGTATTTAATTTATTACTTAATGTATCAAAAACCATATCTTCACAATAACAATCATTTACAATAATACTATTATTATTAAATAAATCCATATGATAGTCATTTAGTTTTAATTTATCACCAATAATTTTATAATCTTGTTTTGATTTCTTTATTCTTTTTTCAAACTCTTCTGGAAAATAAAAATTACCTAATATATTTTTTATACTTATAAATGTTTTATCTAGAGTAGAAAGTAGTTTCATTTCTTTATCAATAGTATCAATATCATTCTTTAATACAATAAAATAGTCATCATTGATTGCTTTATTATAATGATTTAAATTATAATATAAAAAATTATTATCATTTATGTCTCTAGAGTCATCTATTAATTTAAACTTTAATAAATCTATTGTATTTTTAAATTTATCAAGTTGTTTCTTTTCTAAATTTTTTAAATTACTAGGATGTGGAGTTTTAGTTTTAATAGACCCATATTTTTTATAATTTGATATAATATAGTCAATGTTTTTATAGCCAAAATAAGGTGATTGTATATTTTTAAATGTTGTTGTATAATATGTTGTTAAAATAATAGGTATATTTAACAATAAATATTGTAGATCTTCATTTTGTAAGCAACTTTCATAGTCAAAATTTTCATTTGTTATTATTGTTGGCTCTTCTTTTTTATATTTATTTGGTAATAATTCTTTTAACTTACTTATAATTTCATTCTTATCCATAAATGTTATTTTATAAAGATTATTAAAAAATTGGTCATTACTTAATACTTTATTTATATTACTATTATTTTGATTATCATAATCAAAAGCAGAACTATCTTCCATACGATTAGTTATATTATCTTCATCTTCATCTTCATCTTCATCTTCATCTTCATCTTCATCTTCATCTTCATCTTCATCTTCATCTTTATTTGATGTATTTTTATTATTCTTTTTATTGTTGTTGTTTTTGATATTATTTTCGGCATTGTTTTCAGTATTGTTTTCAGTATTATTTTCATTAGTGTCTTTATTGTCATTGATATTTTTATCACCATTAATTATTTTAGTGTCTTTACTAAATATAAAATTTATTTGTTCTGTAAAATAATCAAAATTAATAGATTTAGGGTAATGATACATTAACATATTATAGGGTAAATATAAATTATCATCCTGTTTTGTTATAGGTAATACATCTTTTTTTATTGTTTCATATAATAAAATTCTTATATGTTCTATTGGTAAATTATCTTCAATATAAGTATAGATAAAAAACACATTATAATCAATCATATTACCTAATTTTTTTATATAATTAGGTATAATTGTTTCTAGATGTTTATGTTCTGATGATTTTAATAACTCAGAAATATCTTTTTTATCAATGATTTTTTTTATTTCATTTATATTATAATCATTATTGTAGTCATTATTATAATCATTAATTTCTATTTTTTTTAATATTTCTTTTGTTTTTTTTGATTGATTACCAATATAAATTAATTTAATATCTTTTATTATTGGGTCAATACTTTTTATAATAAATTTACGTATTCCTAGAGACGTTAATGATTTACATATTGTATTTTCCATTTTAAATTAATTTATATTATTTTATATAGTTATTTTATATTATTTTATATAGTTAAATTATACTATTTCTATATAATATATATATAATTTATATTTTGTTATTAATTCTATAAATTTATCTTATTTAAATTATATAAATTTATATTATTTAGAGCGTTGCGTATTTTAAATGCCGATTTTAATTTTTATAAATTTTTAATGTTCTATGTTTTGTAGATAATTTTTTTCTTTTCAAAGTTTTATATAAATCTTTATTATAAGCATATATAAAATAATTTTTATAATTATCTTTATTAATATTATTTATTGATTTTTTTAAGTTAGAATTTAATTCAGGAAAATCATTAGATTTATAAATTTTCATATAATGTTTTACTTGATTAAACCATTGTTCTATACAATTTAATCTCGGATGATAAGGACAAGTATATAATAAAAAATTACCACTATTTTTTATTATATTTTTAGTTTCTTCTGTTTTATGTATTTTACCATTATCTAATATTATTAATTTATTTTTAACATTTTTACATATATCTTTCAAAAATTCATTAAATCTTTCACCATTTACTGAACCTTTATCATATAATTTATAACTAATACATTTTTTATTATCAATAGCTACTAATAAAGAAAACTTTTGAAATACAAAATTATTATCAGATTTAATAATACATCTTTTACCTAAAGAATTTCTACAATAATTAATTGATAATGAAGTGCTTACTGAAGATTCATCAATTGAAATAATATCATCTAATTTATATTTTTTAATTACCTTAAAAAAATCTTTTAATTCTTGATTTTCATTTCTAATTTGTCCTCTATATGTTTTAGGAAAATGTGCAAAAGTAGCTCTTTTACGTGTAATATTATTATCTCTAATTATATCTGATAAATATTGTCTTGATATTTTTAATGTAGGATATTTATTAATTATTAATTGATGTAATTGTTTCATATGAATAATATTATTTTTCTTAAGTGTATCTTTAATAAATTTAATATGTTCTTTTTTAACTTTATATGACCCTTGTTTTCTATTTTTTCTGTCAACATTTTCATTTTGATTGTATCTTTCAACCCATCTTTTTAAACTTCTTTCACTACATTCAAAAATATTACAGACTTTAGTATAATTATTTACTTGCTTGTAATATTTAACTGCTTTTAATTTTAAGTCTGTTGATGATTGTTTAACCATTTTAATTTATAATTATATTAAAATATATTTTATATTATTAATAATAAAAATAATATTTATAAAAAAATTGAAATATAAAATATAACTTAATAATATAAAATAATACTAAAATGTCTAAACTAATAACTAAAAAAATAGATGAACCTTGGTTTTCACTTATTAAAGTTGGATTAAAAACTGTTGAAGGTAGATTAAATAAGGGTGACTTTATGTCATTGAATAAGGGAGATATTCTTAATATTACTAATAATGAATTAGGATTTGAGAGAAAATATCAAATAAAAATTACAAGTGTACATAAATATAATACATTTAGTGAGTACTTAGAAAAAGAAAAATTAGAAAAATGCCTTCCAGGTATAGATACAATAGAACAAGGTGTAAGTATTTATTATAAATATTATAAAAAAGATGATGAAGATAAATATAAAATCATTGCTATACGTTTAAAAGTTATTAATTAATATACATAAAAATTTTTAAAATTAAATAATTAAACTTAAAAATATATATATATATTTATTCAAAAATAATTTTCCATTTAAATCCATATGCAGTTTTTCTTAATCCCTTACAACAACAACTTATTGAACCAGCATTATTTTTAGTATTAATATCTTTAGATGCTTCAATAAATGTATTATATTTTTTTATAATATTATTTGTTTTAATATCTATTTTACAAATAATTTTATTTTTTTTCTTTATAATTGGATGTTTTATTTTTCGTAAATTAAAATATTTTTGCGTATTTTCAGCAGATGTACACCATTCTAAATTATGAATATTATTATTTAATTTATTTTCATCAATATGATTAACTACGTAAGTATCATTAAAATTTTCTGGTTTATTTATATATGTATATGCTACTAATCTATGAACTTTAAATGAATGTATTTCTTTCATATTTTCACAATTTACACCTTTTAACCCAATACAACTATAACCATCATTTATATTTTGTTTTCTTAATTTTCCTTTTATCGTTTTAATATCTCCATCTTCATTAATTAAATAATTAGAATAATTTATATTATTTATTATTCCTATGTTAGTAAATATATTTTTATTTTCTTCAATAATTTTATTATTTTTTTGTATAACTATATTTCTATTAATATTTAACATATTTTCTTGATGTGTGACCCATTTTAAATTTTTAAAATGATTATTTATTTTATTTCTATCAATATGATCTACAATTTTTTTATTATCTTTATTATCAACAAACATATAAGCAACTAATTGATGAATACGAAATGTTTTTGATTTACAATCATTATTATAAATTCTAATTTGCATATATCCATTATTATTTTTAGTTAATTTCATATATATATTATTTTTAAGTGAAAATACTTTTCCATAATTTGAAATTTTATATGAATTTTCATAAGTTGGTAAATTTAATATTTTAAATTCTTCATCTTTTTCTAATATAGCATTTGATTTTAATATTTTTTTTTGTTTAGCAATATTAATTTTTGTTTTTTCAATCATTTGATTTTCATTTGTACATAATTTACATCCACCATAAATAGACATTAAATGGTCAGTTTGTGAAATATTAATAATATTATTATGTTTTTTACATTTTAATTCACTTTTTGTTTTTGCTAAAATATATTTAAAATTAGTAAAATCATAATTATTGTTAAATTTAATATTAGATTTTTCAATTGTAGTGAGAAGTATATTATTAGAATAATTTTTATTACATTGATTACAACCACCATCTTGTTGTTTTAAATGTTTTTGGAGAGATAAATTAAATGTATTATTATGTTTAATACATTTAATTTCTGTTTTTTTATGTCCAGATATAAATGTATTTTTATTAATTATAAAATTATTATCATATTTTGCTTGTGATTTTCTTTCAAATTGTAAAAATCTATAATCAAAATCACAACTAGAACATCCTCCGGCATTCGTATTTAAATGATTATTAATATTAGTAGTAAATTCTTTTTTATGTATCATACAATATAAAATAATAGGTGTTTTTGTTGATATATAATTTAATTTTTCATATGAAAATGTATTATTAAATTTAAGTTTTGATTTTGCAATAAATAAATCCATTATTTTATATTTTATTTAATATTATATTATATATTTAATATATCTTTAAATTAAAAATTATTATATAACTACACAAATAATAAGTTTTTTTAATTATCCTAATAAATAGTCGCACTTCTCAGATGAAAGGAACGATACCAAGTTGTAATATTGGATTTAAGAGAGTATTACAAAAGAGATTTGATATATTAGAAATTAATGAATATAATACAAGTAAATTATATAATAAAACATTCAAGGAACTACAAAATATTTTAGTTAGAAGAAAAAAGCATAAGAAATATTTACACGAGATACTAACTCCAAAAGAGGACCCACGAAAGTGTATCTATGTAAATAGGGACGTAAATGCTTGTAAAAACATTTTATATATTGCTAATTGTTATTTGAAAAATCAAACCAGACCAAAAGAATTTACAAGAGATACTAAAAAAAAAAATTAGTAAAAAAGTAAATCAAGGAATTAATGCTTAATTAAGGTAGTAAATTAAGTATCATCAGATAGGATTATATACATCTACCTAAAAATGTATATAAGGAAACCTATCATATAGAATTTAGAAACTCTTAAATGAGTAAAGGCATTTTGTATTTTTTAATGTTGAGAAATCGGCATTTAAAATACGCAACGCTCTAAATTATATATATATAATTTTATAAATTAAAAATGTGTATTTTAAATTTATATTTTGTTTTTAATCTTTATATTAAATAGATTAGATTAATAATATTTGTATAAAATAGATTAATAAAAATAAATATAACTATAAATAAAAGTATAAATAAAACTATAACTATAACTATAACTAAAAATATAACTAAAAGTATAACTAAAAGTATAACTAAACTAAAAACGCTCAAATGATTGAATTAGTAAATACAATTATAATAATCACATTAATAATTATTATCTATAAATATTTTGAAGGTCAAAGTTATGATATTGTTATGGTTAAATCTAATGTAAATGGTAAATCTTATCTTGTTCGTAATGTTGAAAATAAACAAGAAGCCGCAGATTTATTAGGCACAATTGCTGTTAAATTAGAAAAATTAGTAAATATTATAAATGATTCTGGATATGAAACTATCTATAATAACTATATGAAACCTACTCTTGATAAAGAAACACAAAATAATAATAAAAAAAATGAAAAAGATAAAGATATTGTTGATGGTCACGAAGGCGGAAATAGTGAAGTTTCTAATTTAGAAAATAATATTAAAATGAAATTGAAAGATGATATTAGAAGATTATATAAAAACTTTAATCCAGAAGCATTTTCAGAAACTACACCTGACGCAAAATATACTAGTTATTCAGTTAATAAAGGAGAAAAAATAGTTTTTTGTCTTAGAGATAAAAAAGAAGGGGAAACATTAGTTAAAGAAAATATTATGACTTTTGTTAGTATTCACGAACTCGCTCATTTAATGACTAAAAGTGTTGGTCATGAACCCGAATTTTGGTCTAACTTTAAATTATTATTAAAAATATCTATTAATAATGGTCTCTATAAAAATATTGATTTTAATAGCACACCAAAACCCTATTGTGGTATTAATATTACTGATACACCATTAAAAAAAGATGAACTATAAAATAATAAACTATAATCTTTATTATTTAATTTTTTATTTTAATTTTTTATTTTAATTTTTTATTTTAATTTATCATTTTAATTTATCATTTTAATTTTTTTTATTTTTTAATTTAAAATTTAAAATTTTAATTTTTTTTATTTTTTAATTTAAAATTTAAAATTTTAATTTTTTATTTTAATAAATCTTCATTTATAACTTTACATCCAATAGCGTCTTCATCAATTAAAATAAGATAATCTTCATCTTCAATATTACTTTTAAATTCTTCTGCTATATCTAACCATTCATGTTTTGGTTTAATAGTATAATCAAAAGTAAATCTAACTTTTGTTTTATTAATGTTTACATATTTAATTAATCCATATAAAATATCACGTACTTTATCATCGGTCTTCGTATGGTTTGTTAAATACATTAATTCATCATAATTATTAAATATAATAAAATTATCATCATCATTATCATTATCATCATACTCATTATCATACTCATAAGGGTCATATTTATAAAAGTCTTTATCATCCATATAATCGTCTCTAGAATAATCACACATTTTAGATAATTAATTATTATAATTACACAATAAATACAATACTATTCTTAATTACTTTTATAATTAAATAATACATAATAAATTAAAATCAATTTTTTATAAATATTATATATATATATGTATTTTTATATATATATATTATAAAATGGATACAGATAAATTAAATACAATTGTTGAAGATTTAGCATTATCTGGCTTTCTTAACGATACTAAAAAATCTGTTAAATTATTTAATAAACTTAAATCTACTGAAAAACACATTAAAAATAATTATAAATTAGATACGCACGCAAATATAAATATTAGTAATAAAATATCATCTATTATTTCTTTACATAATTTACCTTTATTAAATGACCATAGTGAAATGTTAGGTGAAATAAAATATGCAAAAAATTATGGTGTAAATATAATTAATAATTTTAATATATATGAAAACTGTATTGAAATTATTATGATAAATGGTAAATATTTAATTATAGAACGAAAATGGGATTGTATTATTCCAGAAGTAATTATTGATTAT